ACCACGCAAGGGTTATCCGGGAAACAGAAGCGGCCAAGACTGCCTGCCGGAAAGATCCGACAGCGGAAAACGCCCTGCGCTTGTGCAATGTGATGGACGGTTTGACACATGAGTAAGGATTACTGTAAAGGCTGCGTGTATCGCACCTACGCCGGCGGGGAGCCCATCTGCGGGTATATTTTGGTAGAGCGTCATCGGAGGCCCTGTCCCCCTGGTGAAGGCTGTACCGCGAAAGTTGTAGGAGGAAACAATAAAAAAATGAAACGAAGAACATGGGATGAAAACCGTGCCCGACAGCTATATGAGGAAGGCAAAAGTGATGTGGATATCGCCGATATGGTTGGAGCAACCGCCGGCGCAATCGCCGCTTGGCGTAGCCGGAACCGCCTGACGAGCCAGAACTCACCTGGGCGCATATCCTCCGCACCGGCGCCCCTCGACGCACCCACTCCGGAACCTGTGAAAGATTCTCTGGCTCCGATCACAGTTCCCCCGCCTGAGCCTAAGCCAGTCGCAGACATCTCGGTAGAGGAAGATCGGCCGGCGACAGTGAAGAAGCCCCTTCCGGCCAAAGAGAGTCGCATCAAACAACCGGATGGACCAGTGGATCTGGCACTCTCCATCGCCGGATGCACATGTAAGCTTACCGCGCCGGATATTGCGTCTGCAGTCTGGATGGCAGAGCATCTTTGCGACAGTTTGAAACTGATCGGGAAAGGAACGAAATAGCATGAAAGTGATTTATAAAGCGCCCGGCTGCGCACCGGAGCCACGGGACATCCCCAACGCGCTGGAAGAGCTGCAGGCCACCGTTGGCGGCTACATCGAAGCCGTGACCATTGCCACGGATGTGGTGATCATTTGCAACGAAGAGGGGCGCCTGCAGGGACTTCCCCACAACTGCCGAATCTTCGGAGTGGATTTTGTTGGCCCGATCCTGATCGCCGGCGTTGACGAGGATGAATTCACAGATCTGGATGCCGGCGCAATGGGGGCGCTGCTGGAGGGTTGGGGGAGGTCAATCAAAAATGCCGAAACCTAATACTTACGTTCAGCTGCTGCAGGCCCAGAAAGCTATCCAGCAGCTTCAGCATGACAATCATGTGATCAAGGGCTTCACGGTGCAGCAGTGCTTGGATGTAGCCTTGATCGCGCTGCACAACGAGTTTCACTTCGGGCCTAAGATGTCTACTCGCTTTGAATCTGCGTTCCTGGATACCTTCATGGCCTACGCGCAGATGTGCGTTGATGACGCCGCCGACGATCCGGAGATCGTCTACACCAAGGAGAAGATGGATCGGGCACTGCGAGCGGCCTGCGGAGAGAATATTCGCCCGTTCGAGGAACGCTACGCCATTGAGAACCTCTACTTCCGGGAAAAGCTGAAGGAAAAACGTTGAAGGAGAAAAGTATGACAAAAGAAGAACTGATTGCCCTGGCGGACAAGCACCAGGAGAAGGCAGATAAAGCATATAAGAATTATCAGGAAACTGGAATCACACGGTATAGCAGAGACTACCGGAACAGCGAAGATCTGGCGGCGGCTCTGAGAATGGCTGCCAATGCAGAAGAGAATCATAGAAGTCTAACCTCTCTCAGAGTTGATATCAGCCGGGTGGCTTCCAGCGCCGCTGCTGCCGAACGTGCTGCTGAGGATCTGAAGCTCGCCAGAATGACGGCGGTAATCAAGGAACTGCTGGCTGTTGCACGGCTGCATGGACTTATCGGTGATGAACGGATATAGAGAGGGCGTGAAGGCAAATGAGAGATCAAGAACTCGTAAATGCGCTCCGCCGGCTGAAGGTCGAAACCGGGAGCCTCGCCTGCCTGGGATGCGGCCATGAGCACAACTGCGGCGTGTCCGGATGCGCGATTATTCGAGAGGCCACTGATCGGATTGCCAATCAGAATACCCACATTGCGGCGCTGCAGCTGGAAATCGAAAAGCTGCGGGCGCAGGTGGAGGTGCGGCCGTACAGGATCGGCGAAACTGTATATGTTCTTCTTCAGGATGGCGCAATTTTCTACCCAGAAACAAACGGCTGGTATATCAGCAAAGAAGTGATTGGGGCGATTTCACCGGATGGGTTTTATCTTGGTGACCCGGTAGATGATGTTTATACGCCTGACAGCGAGATCGGCAAGACAGTGTTCCTGACCAGCGAGGAAGCCAAAGCGGCATTGGAGGCGAAGCGGGATGGCTGAATATATTAAACGGGAAACTGCCGTAAAAGCGGTGATGGCGGCGAAATGGGTGGACGGTTCCGACGGTGCCATGGCTATGGAGATCGTTGCCTCGCCACCCGCTGCCGATGTTGCCCCGGTGGTGCATGGGCGGTGGATCTCATTCTTGGACGGTGACCACATCATGCCGGAACGATACTACCGATGCTCACGTTGCGGTAGAGTAGAGAGTAGATTGCAGCCGTATTGCCATTGTGGCGCGAAAATGGACGGAGGCGAAGAATAATGGCAAAGTATTTCAGAATTACAGAGATTGACGCTACTACTTTTGAGCGCATGACTGGCGACGAGCTTGATTGCCTACAAGTGGCACTGCTTGCGGATGATGGAAACGTGTATGTTGCTGTCGATGAAGATGGGCAAGATTACATTGATGTCGACCTTGAAATATTTGACGTGGACGGAGGTGCTGACAATGGGCGAATGCATTGAGCGTAGTGCGGCGATTGAGGCCGCAAAGCACGCGTGGGCAAAAGGGCTTGAGCCGTCGCAGTATATTGAGGCCCTGCCCGCCGCCGACGTTGCCCCGGTGGTGCGTGGGCGGTGGGCGCATCTTGGCGGGGATGAGTGGTGCTGCCCTGTGTGCGGCTTTGTCATTACCACTGAGGGCAGTTGGGACAAGCCTACCAAAAAATACTGCGAGGATTGCGGGGCCAAGATGGACGGAGGTGATGGTGACCCACTGGATGCCATTGTCATTGCCGATACCCATTGAGCCCATATATGGATAGGCTGCCTGAGACTGCCACACAGCCTAAAACTGTCCTGACACCAGACACTCAGACGGTGAAAACCCCTTAAACCACTACCTGTTTCTGCGGCCTCTGGGTGGGGACGGTCGAAATGGCCAAAACCACTACCAATTTCTGTTCCGCCTTCACGACAACTTTTGGTAGTGGTTTTTGCCCCAAAAAAGAGCGTTTCCGGCCTCTTCATCATATCGGATTTTGCCCCGATTTTGACGCCTAAAAATCCGATATGCCGGAAAAGACAGGAACCATTGAAAAGGCTGCGTTTGTGGATTGGCACGGTCGCAGTTTTTCACCTTAGCTATAAAGCCCTACGGTAAAAAAGTGTTCCGGCTTCCGCCAGATCTGCAACTTTTGGAGGTGAAGACACCCAACAGATGACCATGCATTTTAGCCACGGATCTGCTGCTGATATTGCATTTGTTGTCTGTTGGGTCTTCCCATTGCCTCACAAGGCTTTCAGCTGTCAGACCCGGCGCACGGTCTGTCTACTATGTATACCCAACAGACGAGCGCCGAAATGGTGTCTTTCGCCGGTCACGGCGGAAGCACTATTTCGGCGTGGAGACAAACGAGGAGGCAATTGATGAATAGATTAACGAAATACAGTGAGGAATGCCGTGACTGTTATGGTCCTGTCTGCAGTACTCAGCGGCGGACCAAACCAAGAAAGAAAAAGTGAGGTGGACAGTATGATTGAAGCGAAAGATTTGCAGGAGAGGCTGCTCTTTAGGGCGCAGGAACTCCAGAAGCCGGTGCTAATATTCACCTGGAACTGCTCCCGGAAGGAATTTCAGCTTGACATCTGCGAGGACACTCCGATGCTGGCGGTGGCCAGACTGTTCCAGAAAATCGGTGATGACGCTCGACAGTGGCGCTTTGAACCAAGACAGTTGCCCCGCACGGTAAATGTTAGATAATCTGGAGTGTGCTGCTGGTAAGCACGAAAAGGAACCGGAGATTTAATTCTCCAATTTTGGAGGTCAGCGGAGTTGAACCCAAAACGCCTTAAGCAAATCCCATATTTGATTTCGGTCGAGGACCAGGCTGAACTTGCGTACTTACGCGGCTATATCGCAAGAATTGACGATGCCCTTACGCGGCGGATCTTTGAGCTCCGATACATCGATGGGTGCAGTTGGGAGCGGGTCGCAGAGAGAGTGGGCGGAGGAAATACGGCGGAGGCGGTGCGGAAGAGGCATAACCGTTACCTGCTGAGACACTGAGTGGGGGCAACAACGCCCCCACTTTTTTCGCGGTATCAAAAACCTGTCCCTGTTTGTCCGTTTTTTGCTGGTATAATGGACTTAGGGCTGCTGGGCCCTGCGTAGTCAAAGGCTTTTTGCCGGCGGCGGGGATATGGAGATAATCTCCGCCGCCGCAACGCCAAGAAAGGGATTTCCGCATGACGCTGAAGGAGATGTCTGTTGAATATACGGAGAGTGCGAATCTGATCCGCGCTCGCATCCGGGAGCTTCGTGCGGAGAAAAAAGCGGCCAATAGCCCGTCTGCCTCCTACAAGATTGACCGGAGGATCAAAGAGTTGACACCTATGCTGCAGGAATGCAGGGATCTTGCGGAACTGACCGCGCGATATTATGAGAGGAGCTATCACAAGCATGAGAGGTATACCCTTTGATACCAAGGCCGGCGAGTTTGAATGCGGTATGGCCGTCTGGATCCGGGAGAACGCCGGTGACAACGGGGAGCAGATGGAGCGGCTCATGCGTAACCTCAGAAAAGCCCGGGAGGAAGAATTGACACCTCGGCAACGGCAAATGCTTGAGATGAGATTTGAACAGAACATGAAAATCTCTGAGATCTCCGAAGCACTTGGCGTAAATCGGTCCACGGTGTCTAGGACAATCATTCGGGCAAAGAAGCATTTGAGAAAGTGCCTGAAATATAGTTTCTGATGGTGGCCTGGTATGGATATGACAACCCGCGAAAAAAAAGAGATCCTTCTGAAGTATCGTTCGACCGTGCGGGAAATTGAGTGGCTTGAACGGGAAATCCAGAAGTGGAGATCCAATGCAGAGAGGATGACAGCATCGTACCATGCCGCTCCTGCTTCCGGGGGCTCCAATAGGCGCAGCATCGAAGAAGCCGTTGAGCAAATCGATAAGCTGATCAGACGGTTCATGGATTATCAATCGGATCTCATTCGTACCCGCGGGATGATAGAGAACGCCATTGAGAGCTTGAGAGACCCGGTACTCCAAGAAGTACTTCAGATGAGGTACCTTGACGGGTTAAGCTTCCACCAAATCGCGGGTAAACTCGGATACAGTGATCGTCATTTGGTAAGGCTTCATAGAGCGGCGTTGGAAAAGATGTCCTTGAATGTCCTATATGAACTGTGATATAGTGTAGGCTGAAACAAAGCAGAGAGGTAGAAAAAAGGCCTCTCTGCTTTTTGCATGCACATTTTACGTTGAGAGGTGGTGGCGTGGCAAATGCGAAGAATCTTATTCCGAACTCCGAACGAACCCCGGAGCAGTTGCGGGAGATGGCCTCTGCCGGAGGTAAAGCGTCAGGAGCTGCCCGCCGCAGGAAGCGCAGCCTGAGAGAAGCAGCAGATGTATATCTGTCATTACCGGTTTCTGACCGGCAGCGGTGGAATAGAATTGCCAGTTGCGGCGTTGATCCGGAAGACGTGGACAACCAGATGGCTATGATCATCGGCCTGACGGAAGCCGCAACGATGGGGGATGCCAGAGCCGCAAAAGTCATCATTGACCTGATCGGAGAAGAGGACAGCCAGGGAGAATCGGGGGTTGAAATTATTGATGACCTCTAAAGAGCAAATTCGGCTTTCTAATGCGGTTGCCCCATCTTTCCGGGAGATGCACCGAGACATTAAGTGCGGTGGCCATACACATTACTGGCTGCCGGGTGGCCGCGGTTCTACAAAATCATCTTTTGTTGGTATAGAAATACCGCTCGGTATCATGAGAGATGAGAAGGCCGGGGAGATAACGAATGCGGTAGTTCTCCGGCGATACGGTGTGACCCTGCGGGATTCTGTGTTTGCGCAGATCCTGTGGGGCCTTCATGTTCTCGGCGTGTCGCACCTGTGGAGAGCAACGGTTTCCCCGCTGGCTCTAACCTACAAGAAAAGCGGTCAGCAGATCCTCTTTCGCGGTGCGGATGATCCGATGAAGGTCAAATCCATTAAAGTGCCTGTCGGGTATATCAAGTATGCGTGGTATGAGGAAGTCAATGAGTTCGAGGGAGAGGAGAAGATCCGTTCCCTGAATCAGTCTCTGATGCGCGGCGGCCGGAATTTTGCTTTCTTCTACACATTCAACCCGCCACCTTCATCCCGGAACTGGTGCAATCAGTATGTTTCCGTCAGCCACCCCGGAACGATGGTCGTGCATTCAACATATCTGACCGTTCCGCGGGAGTGGCTGGGTGAACCGTTTATCGTTGAAGCGGAACATCTGAAGGAAACAAAGCCGACAGCATACGCTCACGAATATCTGGGCGAGGTCACCGGCACTGGCGGCGAAGTTTTCGACAACGTGAACTTCGTAGAGCTACCTGATGAGGTGATTGACCGCTTTGATCGTATTCGCCGCGGCATTGACTGGGGCTATGCCACAGACCCCTTCGTCTATAACGAGTGCCATTACGACAAAACTCGGCGACGCCTTTACATCTTCCGGGAGCTGCACCAGGTACGCCTAAAGAATCGGAAGGCGGCGGAGCTTATCAAGCCGCTGGCCGGTTCCAGGCGTATTACCTGCGACAGCGCTGAGCCGAAGAGCATCGATGAGATGCGTGATTTTGGCCTGAACGTAGCCGGTGCCAAGAAGGGCCCGGACAGCGTTGAGTATGGCATCAAGTGGCTGCAGGACCTGGAGGAGATCATCATTGACCCCGTCAGGTGCCCGGAGACAGCACGAGAATTCTCCGGCTATGAGCTGGATCGGGACAAGGACGGGAATTTCAAGGCCGGGTTCCCAGACCATGACAACCATCATATCGATGCTATCCGCTATGCATGTGAGGATGACATGAAGCGGCCAAGCATCAGCATCTTGAGGTGAGCCTATGCAGTACACTCAAACCGAACTCATCAATGCGGCACTCAGCGCCCCAGACACGGCGCCTATGACGCTGGAGCAGATCGTCAGCCAGGAGATTGAAGACTTTCGAAAGTCCCCGCAGTATGCGGAGATCCTGACGGCGGAGGAGTATTACAAAAACCGCTCTGATATCCAGAAGAAGCAGGTGGACATCGAAGGACGCTCCAACTGCCGCATTGAGCACCCTATTTACCGCCGCGTGGTGGATCAGAAGGTCAGATATCTCCTGTCCCGCCCGTGGTCGGTGTCGACTGAGAACAAGCAATACGGCGATGCGCTGACCGCTCTGTTTGACAATGAATTCCGCCGGAAGATCCAACGCATCGGAAAGAATGCCATCCGGGATGGTGTGGGCTGGCTGCAGCCCTATATTGATTCCGAGGGGAAGCTGTGCTTCTCTGTTCTGCCGTATAAGGAGGTCATCCCTCTCTGGAAGAGAGTAGATGAGCTGGACGGCTTTATTCGCTTCTACGAGCAGACCGTCTTTATCGGCCAGAAGCGGAAAAGGGTTGGCCATGCTGAATTCTGGAACCTGGAAGGCGTACGCCGGTTCACTGACGAGAACAACGACGGCCATTACAAGGAGATTCCCGAGGAGCAGGAAAGCCATTTCACATATGGGCCGCAGCCGTATAACTGGACTTCCGTGCCGCTCATCTGGCTCAGATACAACGAGGAGGAACTTCCTCTTCTGCGCTTCATCAAGGAGCTGGTGGACGATTACAACTGGCAAACCAGTGTGACCGCCGATGTGCTTCGGGATATTGCAAAGTTCATCTATGTGCTGCGGAATTACGGCGGCGAGGATCTCGGTCAGTTCCTGGTTGAGCTGAAGAAGCACCTGGCGATCCGCGTGGACGGTGATGGCGGCGTCGATAAGCTGCAGGCAGACATCAACGTGGATGCTGTATTGTCATTCCTGGATAAGCAGCGGCGTGACCTGTATGATTTCGCATCCGCCGTCGATACCAAAGACCCTGACCTCGGGAACGCATCCGGAAAGGCCATTGGCTTCCGGTACATGGATCTCGATGCTGACTGCGCAGATCTGGGCGCTGAGCTTCAGGCGGCCTTCCTGCGGATGAAGCCGTTCCTGGACACTTGGCTCCAGATGAAGGGCGTCGGCGACTTCCGCTCTGAAACCTTCGATATTCAGTTCAACATGGATATGCCGGTGGACGAGACGGAGATCATCGCCAACATCAACAGCAGCGCCTCGCTGCTGTCCAAGCGCACCCTGCTGGAGAATCACCCGTGGGTGAAGGACGTGGATGCGGAACTGGCCGCCATCAAGAAGCAGCGGGAGCAGGAAATGAAGGACTATGGGAAAGACCTGTTCTCCGATGACGATAACGGTGGAGATCCTGGCGGAGACCCCAATCAAAAGTAACTGACCGGGTGGTGGTGCAATGACTCCGAACAAAGAATACTGGATGGGGCGCGCGCTGACCCGTGAGCAGGAAGCCTATCTGCGCGGAACGCTGCTGAATAAGCGGATGCTCAACGAGTATCAGAAGGCTGCTGATAAGCTCAAAAAGTCTATACAGTCCTTTTACGGCAAGTATGCCACAAAGCATGGACTGACCTATGAGGAGGCCGTGCGTAAGCTGACAGCCCGGGAAGCCAGAGAGTGGAAGGCCACGCTGGGGGAGTACGTCGCAGACATCAGCGCTGCGGCGGATCCGAAAGTGAAGGCCGATATGACCGCTCAGCTGGACGCCCTGTCAGCCAACAGCCAGATTTCCCGTTTGGAAGCCCTGCTGGCAGACGTACAGGCTCAGATGGATGTCATGTATGAGCGCTGCCGGGAGGAGCTGACTTCCGGCTTCGGTGAGATCTACACGGAGTCATATTATCACAAGCACTATGACATCCAGTCCCGCGTCGGCTGGGTATCTGAGGTTGCAAAACTGACGCCCAGCATGATCCAGGACGCCGTATCGTACCCATGGTCTGGCGCTATGTTCTCTGACCGTCTGTGGCAAAATAAAAACGCCCTGGTGTTCAACATCCGAGAGATCATCACCCAGAGCCTTATCCAGGGAAAGAACCTCCCGGAGACCTCAAAAGCCCTGTCGAATAAGATGGGACAGTCCTACAAGGTAGCTGAGAGGCTTGTGCGGACTGAGACAAGCCATCTCCATAACCGGGCTGACCTGTTCGCCTATGAGGCCGCTGGCGTCACCGAGTATGAGTATATGGCCACGATGGATGCGCGCACCTGCGAAGTCTGCGGCGCTCTGGACGGCAAGCACTTCCCCATCAAAGACGCAACGCCGGGCGTAAACTTTCCCCCAATGCATCCCAATGACCGATGCACCACGGTTGAATATGACCCTGAGGATGCTGCGGACTGGGCTGCTTCCGGTGAGAAGATGCCGGAGAGCATGACCTATGAGGAGTGGAAGGATAAGCAGGGCATTGAGGAAGAAAGTGATGTGTCCGATGCTGCCCGGAGGGCTGCAAAGAGCCTGGTAACTGGGAAAAAGGTTGTTTCGTTCAGTGGACTTCCCCAGGAAGTACGAAAAGATTTTCGTGCCGGCTTGAATAACGCAAATCCGGAAGTAGCTAAGGCCCTTAGAAAAGTCTACCGAGACGTTGATTATGCTATCAGCAAAAAAGAAGGATCCATCCATTTACATGGAGTGTTCTCAAAGAATACCGTTGTTTTGGGGAGCAACTCTTCACCAGGCACTATTGCGCACGAACTTTTCCATGAGATGGATGCAGACAGAGCAATCAGTTCTGGATTGACACTGGCTATCGCACAGGATCAGGTTTCTTTGAACATGGCCAGTAATGGTGATATTAAGGCATATCTACAGATGAAGTATCCAAATGCCGTGCGAACGAAAAAATCTGGAGATATAGCTCTTAATAATCCATATCGAGGTATTGCGGATATCCTGAATGGAATGTCCGGCGGAAAAGAATGGTATGGATTTGGCCACAGCAAAAAATACTGGAAAACACCCGGAAACCTCGAAGCAGAGGCGTGGGCACAGTTCGGCCGAACATACTACAACAATGACCCGGATGTCAAAAAAATGTTTGAAGATATCTTCCCAAATCTGAGTACTCATGCTATGATGGCACTGAAAGGACTGATTTGAATGTGGAACGGTCTTGTTACTGATGAGCTGAATGAATTGTTTCAGCAATATGCAGAACAGCATAACGGTATTGAGCCAGATGAGTATGAAGACATATACTATGAAGAAATTAGTTATGAGGAGTTCGTGGGATATATCCGCAAGTGCCTGAGAACCGGAGAAGAACTCCCTGATGTAATTGAAGATTAACCACCGTTGCCAAAGGCGCCGGTGGTTTTCTTATACCCATATTGTTGATCAAACCGCCTGATGGGCGGTTTTTTCATACCATCAAGGGCCTCCCGTCCCTGACCAACGGGAGCGGCAAAGAGCGTGGAAGTCGCTTTATAAACAGCCAGAGAGGAGAAAACACATGATTTTCGAGAGCATCAAGACCCTGCTGGGTGATGAACTGACCGCCCAGGTGGAGACCGCCCTGAAGGGTAAGGGCAAGGATGGGAAGGACGTCGACCTGGTGGTCGGCAACGACGGTACCTTTGTCCCGGCGGACAAGTACGAGGGCGAAAAGCGCCGCGCGACATCCGCTGAGAATGCCTTGAAGAAGGCGGCGGAGGCCGTCAAGGACTTGGGCGGCTCCGGTGACCCCACCAAGCTGGAAGAGGACGCGGGAAAGGCCAAGACCACCATCGAGACCCTGAAAACCGAGCACAAGAAGGAGATCGCCGGCATCCGGAAGGACACGGCCCTCCGCATGGCGCTGTCCGGTAAGGTCCATGACCCCGCTGACGTTATCGGCCTGCTGGACGCGTCCAAGATCGAGGTCGGTGAGGACGGTGCTCTGAAAACTGACCTGGAGGCGCTGTTGAAGCCCATCCAGGAAAGCAAGCCCTATCTGTTCAAGTCTGCTGAACCCGCTCCGAATCCTAATCTGGCCGGAGCGAAGCCGGCTCCCGAGACGCCCGGCGCATCCGCGAAGCAGCCTACCATGGAAGAAATTGAAAAAATGTCTATGGAAGAATACGCCGCCTACCGTGCAAAACAGGACGGCTTCCCTAGAAACTGAAAGGAGTAATCAAATATGCCCAACGCTTTTCTGACCCCTAACATCATTGCCCGTGAGGCGCTGATCGTACTGGAGAACAATCTGGTCATGGCGAATCTGGTTCACCGTGACTACTCTGACGAGTTTGCCCAGATCGGTGACACTGTCACCATCCGCAAGCCCGCCAAGTTCACCGCCAAGAACTTCACCGGCGCCATCTCCCGGCAGGACGCTTCCGAGGGCAGCGTGCCTGTGAAGATCGACCGTCACCGCGACGTGTCCTTCGGCGTTACCTCCAAGGAGCTGACCCTGGATATCAAGGACTTCTCCACGCAGCTGATCTCTCCCGCAATGCGTGCCATTGCCCAGGCCGTGGACGAGGACCTGCTGAATGAGGTTTCCAATATCTCCGCCACCGTCAGCGGCACTGCCAGCCCCACTGATCTGAAGGACATCGCCGACATGTCCAAGGCCCTGGACATCGCCAAGGTCCCCATGGATCAGCGCCGCCTGGTTCTGGATCCCAACCATAAGTACCGTTATGCTCTGACCGATAACCTGTCCAAGGTTGCCTATGCCGGCAACGGTGAGACCCTGCGCAATGCTGAGCTGGGCCGCCTGTATACTCTGGACACCTACATGGATCAGAACTGCCCTGGCTCTCTGGCAACCACTCCCGGTACTGCCACCAGTTTCAAGATCACCGGCACGAAGGGCGCTGTCAAGGTTGCCCTGTCCAATGTGACTGCCGCTACCGCCACCGTCAAGAAGGGTGACTGCTTCATCCTGGACGGCTACCGCTACCATTTCACCGCAGATGCCACCGCCGCTTCCGGCGCTGTTGCTGAGGTCGGCATCGACGCTGAGCTGGTGAAGGACTACCAGGAAGCCACCGCGGTCTACGTGGCCAACAAGATCCATTCTCTGGCCTTCCACCGGAATGCCATCGCCCTGGTCACCCGTCCTCTGGCTCTGCCCATGGGCGCTTCCAAGGCTGCCATCGTCAGCCACAACGGCCTCGGCGTCCGTGTGGTCTATGGCTATGACCAGGATACCAAGACCGACACCGTCTCCCTGGATATCATCTACGGCATCAAGACCCTGGATGAGACCATGGCTGTAAAGCTGGTGGGCTGATATGGTAACGCCGGAACGCCTTGAACAGCTGAAGAAAATTCTTGGCGTGACCGACCCTGCCAAGGATGACCTGTTCACATTCGAACTGGAACTGGTGGAAGACCAGATTTTGGCCTACATCAATCAGGATGTCTTGCCGGAGCAGTTGGAAAGGCCGTTGGTCATGATCGCGGCGGCACACTGGAAGTCCGCTGGATACGGAAAGGAACAGGTTGCCACCGGGCCTGTGACATCTGTAAAACGCGGCGACGTTACCACGTCCTTCGCAGCGGCGGCCGGCACTGATGCAAGCTCCGGTACTTTCGAACTGGGCGGCGGAGACGGTTTCTTTGGCTGGAGAACCACTCTGAACGCCTATCGGAAGCTGAGGTGGTAATCATGCGAAAGCTGAGGTGGTAATCATGGGATTTGGTATCCCCACCGCTGAACGTGCGGCTCTGGAGGCCACCTATGAGGATACAGCGACCATCAGCCGGATGGGAGCAAAACAGGTGGGGGCTATCGATAAGATGGCTCCCACCCCTGTATATTCCGGCATCCGGTGTGCCCTGAGCAGAAAATCAGACAGCAGCCGCCAGACTGCAGCGCAGCAGGATGTGGAGTATGACTGTGTCCTGTTTGCCGCACCTGAGCTTGATGTAAAGCCGGGGGATGGCGTGGCCGTTTCCCGTTTCGGTGTTGAGGAGCTGTTTGAAGCTGTCGGCCGTCCGGCCAGATACGCCACGCATCAGGAGATCTTCCTGAAAGGGCGTGACCTCCCGTGAGTGTTGATTTCAGCGGCATCACGGAGACGCGGAAACGCATGGAGGCTCTGGCGGACGATATGCCGAAGATCATGGAGCAGCTGGTGATCGGTGAGGGCGTCTATGCG